TGAAGCCCAATAGCCCGGAAACGTCATATCCGGCGCCAGATTGGCGATAGCCTGAGACGTTGTGCGCTTGCTTCCGCCCGCCTGAACAATTTCCAGTTCTTCGGCGCCTGTAAGCGATATCGCCGCAGGTAAGTTCGGGATTTGGACAACGGCCATTATGTATCATCCTCGCCGGTTAGCGGCACAACGACATTCTCATACGGGAGACCCGGATCGTCATTGCCCGGAGCATTCGGATCAGTGCCGGGTTGCGGATTGAGCCCATCCTCCGGCTCGCCTGTCTGCTGCGTAACGCGCAAATAGGTGGCGGAAGGAAGGAAGCCGCTAAACTCTTCAAGCAGAATGCCATACGGAAAATCATCGCCTTCCTGAGCAATGAAGCCTGTCTGGAGTTCAAGCATCAGGAAGCCATATTGGAAGATCGGAAGCGTCGTCGGGTTTGTCTGACGGGTATCGCCGCCGATGACCGGGATGCCGGTCTGAGCGTTTACCGTATTGCCCTGCGTTGTGCGGTAATCGGTCGAAGCCGACACATAATCCTGCACGCGAGGGTTGAGGATAGGCGTCGGATCTGCCGGCAAGATAATCGCGCGCAGCTGCTGCTGCGGGGTATCTGTGCAGGTATCGCAAACCAGAATGCGCTTGTTGATCAAGCCGGCGCCAGCCCAATCAAACTGCCAAGTCAGTCTGTTGTGATTGTAGAGAAACCCACACCTGTCGCATATGCCGAAGGCGTTCGGGTTTCTCGAACTTACTCTGGCGCGACCGTGCGGCCTCATCGGAAGTAGCCGCTAATTTGAGGCGAAATATATTGCTGGGCCGTCTCAATGTTCTGAGCCGCGGCAATATCGTAAGATTCATCCGCCATAGGCTTCATGATCGCCGCTTTCTCCGGCGCCCAGATCTGCGAAAGCCGGAAAGCCAAGCCATAGACCATCGCCTCAAGCCATATTGGCGGCATGTCCATTTCCTGCGTGCCGCTTAGATTGGCGTCCTGAATGCGGGAGACATAGGCATACGTCAGGGAGACCTGCGAGCCATCCGGGACGGGCCAAAGCGTAAAGGTCGGCGTCAGGGTGCGGTCGAACCAGAACGTCGTCGGGAAGCCCTGCTGGGCTTTGTTCGGGTAAGACATATATTCTGTGCGGCTGATCGGAAGAATAATCCGGTCAATTGCGTTGGGCGCAGTGCCGGTCGTGACGAAGGCGTCCAACATAACGACGGCATTTGCCGGGACAGTGTAAGACGGCGTGCCCTGAACAAGCGGGATCGTGACGAACTTAACTTCCCAAAGATTGACGCCCTGATTGCTCCAGCGCGTGAACATCATATTCGTCGCCATGCGGGCGGCGTCGAAATGCTCTTGAACGAGGCTGGTCGGGCGCAGACCTATCAGCTGATAGGCGTAGAGGGTGACTTCACCTAAAGAGGGATTAAAATTATAAGTATTGCTAGTGCTCATTTTGAAGATCCTTAAATTTGAACACTAGGCCAAATATTGAGTTTCTTTCTTTTCTACAAACCTTTGAAATGCTTGACTTATGAATCCTATACGCATCGGCTGCATGAGAAATAGAATTATATTCGATTCCATCATTAATGCATATAACCGATTTTCTATTTGAAAATGCAGACTTTCTCATGTTTTTCGCACGAGTTTCTTGCATTTTTTCGGTGGGTGGAGGAGCAAGGCACCCTTTCTTCTTTTTACTCATTTCATTTTTTTGGGCATCCGACCAATTACGTCCTAAATTATATTTATTTCCAATATGGATTCGACCCATCTTTAACCGACCTTCTGGAGTTACTTTATGACCAGAAGTCCCATCACCACCCATTGTTGAATTATAAGCAGGCGACAAATCCAGTATTAAAAGTATTTCGGATTCAATAGCCGCCTCTTTTGACTGCTCGTTGAATAATGTTTCTAAAACAAAACTATCTGCACCATATTTATTTATGGCCCTATAAAAATGACCATTATTTACCTTTCGGCGCGCATGACGGACATGCTCATTAAATCTTTTGTCAACATTTTTTGAGGTCAAGCCAATATAAAAATCACCATTTTGTTTATTGGTGATTTTATAAAGGCTATATTCCCCGCTGGTAGCCATGCTTCCCTCATAAGATCAAACGCCGTGAGATTATAACTCACGGCGCTGATAAAGTCATATGGTTACTCTTCAGAGGCTTCTGGAGCCGGCGTCGATAAAGCCGCTGCCGCTGCGTCACCCTGCTTTTTAATCTCTGCAATTAAATCTGCGGATTCTTCGTAGGGACGTTTTGCAAGAGACTGAAGCACATACCCCCATGCCTGAACAGGCAATTCAATTGAAATTTTTTCCATTTACCTTCTCCAAGGTGAGTGTCTGCCCGGTGGAGACATGGCGCGGGCCGGACAGACGAACCTCCCGCGCCAAGCTCATTAAGCCCACGGCAGCGGAGGGCTGACCACGGGCGGATTGATCTGATTTTCGATCTGCTGGTCGAGCGCCGCAACCTGAGCCGCGAGCGTTTCAGGGCCAAAGGCTTCCTCAAGCCACCCGATGACCTGCGCTTCTGTCAGGTCAGCATACGGCGTAAACGGCGCGTCAGGATCAAGGGTGACTGCCTGCGAACCGTAGATGTCAGCATTATAGGTGCCGTCAGTCGCCTGACGCCGCCAGTGGACGGTGAACACAACGTCAGTCTTGTTGTCTTGCGTAGGGTAGCAGTCGAGTTGGGCGATGACCCAAGTGTAGGTGTTAGCCATTGAGTTGTTCCTTAACAAGCCATTAAGACGCACGGCACACAATACGATCCGTCATCATAAGTAAATGTCACATGATTTGACGTTACTTTTGCTATAGTTTTTGCACGGATTATATCGTCACCTTGTGGTTTCGCCGTGCCGTCGCCCGCAGACATTAACAAGTCACCTTTTTGAACAACAACATTAGTGGCGATGCGAATAATCATATCGCCTGTCATGGCAATATTCATGTCGTATAGGTTGTTCGGATCATCATTGTCCCAATTAACAAATACTCCAGCAACATTAATATCGCCTTCAACATCTGATATTTTCATGCGATTAAGTTGTTCATTAGCTTCTGGCACACCATTCTTTTCCCAAATGCACATCTCGTCTAGGTTTGACATAACAGTGCCTTTAAGAAGTGAGGCATCCCGTTGGTCTGTTGAAAGCTGAGACCAGCGCGCAAGATGTCCTCCGTTATATGAAACAGTAGATCCTGAAACGGATATTGTTCCTTCGGTAGTGCTATCTTGGTCAAAGGTTACAAGTGTGCCATCACTAACAAGTCGATTGACATATAGACTATCGCCGCCACTTCTGGTAAAGCCGCCGCGCCCGCTAGGGAAAAGACTTATTCCAGCATTCGCATCTCCGCTTGTCATTTTCCCAACCAGCAGGTTCCCGCTGCCATCAAATCTGGCTGCTTCTGTTCCTGTTGTCACAAAACGAACAGTATTTGCGTAGTTTGTCGCGTTACGCGCCGTAATAGATATACCGCAAGCATACCCGCTCGTGATGCCAGCCGAAATTTCAATCGCACTATCATCAAAATAACTGTTTATAACAGTGGCTTTATTTGTGTCATAGGTTCCAATTCGCCCAGACGTAAGCGAACCCGAAATACCAACGCCGGAAGAGCCGGGAGAACCTGTGAATAACGAGCCGCCGTTAATGTAGAGCCTTGTTCCTGCGGGCGTAGTTGAGCCCACACCCAAGTTACCACTAGCATCCTGCACACACAGGCCAGAAGCGCCGTTGACTGCGTTGCCGAGGGCAGTCGCTACGCCAGTGCCAAGCGAAGTGAGCCCGGTGCCGCCACGTGAAACGGGCAGAACGCCGGTAAGTCCGGACCCGCTCAGGACATAATCGCCAATCTGCGCAGCAGTGACTCTGACCGGCCCGACGCCAACCGTCTGAACGTCAGGAAACACGTCGGTCGAGGAGACCGCTGCGCCGGCCGTAAGCTGCGAAATGGACTTATTGGTCATGTCTTATTCCTGAGTAAGGAAGTTGTCAGCGAAGGAGACGCGCTTCCACGCGCCATTATACACATAGAGGTAATTATTGGTAGCGTCGTAATACATCGGCGAATAGCCGCTCACCGATGTCGGGACGCCTGTCGGGGCGCCTGCCACAGACGGAATGTAGAAGAAGCCATCCGTCATCGTCGTGGAAGACGCGCCAGACGGATAGATATTGCCGGTCGAAGATATCGTCAGACGTGAGACAGCCGCCGTTCCCAGCGTCATCGTTTGCGTATTCTGGTTATATCTTACATAGCCATCATACTCGCCCGTCCCGGTCGTCGAATCGGAGAAATACAGATTTCCGTAATTTGCCGATCCAGACCGGATCGTCATTCCGCAGTCGCCGGCGGCCGCCACGGTGATGCTGTTGGCGCCAGAGACGCCGTCATCCGCCGTGCCGATAAGGAGATGGCTGCTGGCGTCGAACTGAGCGGCATAGACGCCATTAATAGCAAAGCCGATGGCGTTGGCGCCATAACTATAGACGCCCGTGCCAGTGTAATTGCTGAACGCCAAGCTGGGCGACGCCGCCGTGCCGTCCTTGAGCAGAACTTGAGCCGAAAATGACTGATTAGCCGTCCAAGTATTGGCCGTGCCAAACAGATTGAACCACGACGAAATGCCCGTTCCGTCCGTCTGCAGGACATAACCAGACGCGCCGCCGCTCGCCGGGAGCGTCAGAGACCACGTCCCGGCTACAGAAGCCGTCTGCAGGGTCACAACGCCGCTTGTGGCGCCAGAGAGCCCCAGCGTGCCCGCGGTCGTGCCGGCGACGCCCAGCGTCGGGGTAGCAGTTGCGGTGATTGCATTGGCAGAACCAGAAGCCAAAATGGTGCCAGCTGACGATGTTGTAGGATACGTCGATGTCGTTGCAGACCAGTTTGTGCCGTCAGCGCGCAGGATAGTTCCAGTGGAAGTCGCTGTAGACGGGAAGGTAGCCGTTGTCCAAGTAGGATCCGCAGAAGCGCCGCCAGAAGTCAGAACCTGTCCAGCGGAACCAGCCGCGGTGACATTTATATTATTTGCAGCATTGCCGATCAAAACGCCATGCTGCGTCAAAGCCGTTAATCCGGTGCCGCCATTTGGGACGCCGACAATGCCGACAATTCCGCCGCCAGAAACCTGCGACCATGTCGTGACGCCAGAGCCGTTCGTGGTTAAAACGTAATCGGCAGTTCCAGCTGTGGACGGCAATGTCATCGTCCAAGCATTGGATCCAGTTGGGGCCTGTATCGTAACTATGTTGGCGCTGCCAGAATTGGCTAACTGCAACTGACCGCTCAAAGCATTAGCGCGGCCTAAGATAAGATATCCGTCTTTGGTGAAATTAGATAAAACATTGTTTGATTCATCTTGCAGCTGCAGGATGCTAACCGTGCCAGCCGGCCCGCGGCGGAACGTGCCCGCGGTGACGTCTGTAAGCGGGCTGAAAGTATTGGCCGTCGTAAAGAGATTGGCTGCATTTAGCAGAGCGACAGTGCCGCCGACTGAAGGGAATGTATAGGTCTGTCCTGCGGCGCTCGCCGTCAGAGACAGTGTCTCGTTGACGGTGAACGTCTTGCCGGAAGAAATGGCAGCCGATCCGCCACCCAGAAGGAGATTCCGCAGCGTTGATACAGGGTAGACAGCCGGAGATGCCGAAGCGTAGCTGGGCGCTCCAAAAAGCAAATTGCTGTCGCTTATAGCCGCCTCTGGAGCGGCAGTCTTAAAATCAAAGGCCATCGCCAGTTACCACTCTAGAGCCAAAGTTCCCCATAATAGCAAATTATCATTTCCCCACCACAGTTCTTCTGGTGGAAATGGGCCGTTAAAACCCGGAAGAGATAACCTATTATTTGCCGAATATCCTTCGGTCACGGTTACGCCATGCTCAACCGTAAGGTCAAAGCCAATAGACAGATTTCCTTGTTCGGATGGATCCGGGCCGGGCATTATCCAATTTGCCCGATTGCAACAATGATCGACGGCGAGGCCGGCTGATTAGGCGGGAACGTCGCAGAACCAGAAACAGCCGGAAAAGCGTCAAGCTTTACATTGGTCGTTTCGCCAGACCACCAAAGTTCGTAATAATCTCCGACAGTGGTGCAAGGGAGATCAAGGGTCAAGGCGATAACGGTTGGAACGTCTTTGCCGACCGAAAGATAAGTATTCGAGTTAGCAACGTCAGAACCGTTCTTGCGGAACCATATTGAGACCTGTTTAGCGCTTGCGGCGCCGGTCGCGGCCGCGACAGCCGAAATAGAAAACGAGTAATTTCCCGGCTGCGGGAGCGTCATCTTAGTTCCGCCGACAAGCGTGACGCCGTTGGCGTTTATTGTCGTATCGAAAGTCACGACCTGAGCAAGGGCAGGATCCGCAATCGTCTGATCAATCGAAGACGAAAATGTTGCATGAGGGTTAGGGGCAATATGATAAGACATCAGATCACCTTCCAATTTGCGCCGTCGGAAATGATCCAGATCGACTCATATTGAGTAGAAAGAAAGAAGTTTAAGGCGCCATCAATCGTCTGCAGACCGTTGGCGTCAATAGTGATGACGCCGGTTCCGCTGTTCTTGATGCAATACTGCTTGCCGGCGATGCCAACAGCCGTCGGGAGCGTGACAGTGAAGCTGTTCGCGACGCAATCGATCATAAAATCGCCGGCCCCGACAACATATGCGCCAGACTTTGCGACATAGTCGGAAGAATACAGAACGCCGCCGATCTTTGATATCGTCATGTCGCCCGTAGACGTATCCAATGTGGCGTCGCCGCCAACATCAAATCCACCAAATGATCCGTTTGAGTTCCACTGAACTTGACCGGAGCTGCCGCCGGGCGTGGTAACTGAAAACGTCTTGATCTGATTTGCGCTGATTTTGACCGATGCGTCCGACTGAACGCCATACAGGACTTCAGTGCCGCCTAGAGCACTTGCAAGCGGTAGAGCAGGTAATTTAGCGTCGGCCATTTCATGCCTCTAAAAGCAGGTGCCCATCATTTTGCAGCAACAGATAGTCGCCGCTTTGCAGTAATAGAGCGTCTGTAGAGACAGGATCTAGGAACTGCGTGAATGTCAGACGATTACTCAGGGTCAGCTGATTAAGCGTCGACAGTTCATTGCCGATACTATACCCGCCCTCACCTGAGTCATTTCCCATTAGATCGGCCCGTTGCTGGACTGCAGGAACGTCGAAGTCACCGTGCCCGTTCCGCTATTTATCAGAACGCGAGCATACTTCGGTGTGAACAAGAAGTTGCTCTGCTGCGAGGAGTTCGCCGCCACAACCGCAAGATCCGAAGAACTAATCCACGTCATGTCAGCAGGTAGAACAGGGACAAACGGGTCGTTTGGGTCGTCCAGCGTCGACTGAACAGTGTAGTTAGCAGTGCCAGAGACATTGCACTGGATCGAAATATTCGAGGGCGCAAAGTCATCAAAACGAACCCACGGCGAGCCGCCAACGCCATTCGTGCCGACAATCAAATTGCCGACCGCATTCCCGGAAATGGTGATGCTCGTAACCGTCAGATAATCCAAAACGGTGTAAACGCCCGCGGTGTTCGGGCCAGTAATCGTCTCAGAGATAATGTCGCCGGCCCAATTGGTGCCAGTGACAGTGAAAGTTCTAACGCTGTCATTCGCGTCTGAGGTAATGAGGACGCGACGCTGCGAACCAAGATAGGCAATACCATCAGTGACAAGCGCGCCATTAAGCGTCAAAGACTGAACGCCGCCGGCAGCGGGCTTCTGCGTCGTGCAAATGCCGTTGTCGTCGGCGGTCGCAAGCGCGATAGAGACTGTAACAGCCTGCATTAGCTTTTTCCCTTTTTAGCGCCGGAAGGCGAAACGGGCCAAGATTGTCTTGCAGGGCCGGTCTTCTTCACAGCAATAGATTTTTTCTGTTCCTTTGTCATCGAAGCGGCGGCCGCTGCGGGACGGCAGGCAGGATAAGGACGCTTGCCCTTCTCGCCTTCTATTCTACCACATTCTTTGCCAGTTTTGACATCTCGCCAGTCTTCAGCGAACCATTTTCCAAGGCCGCCGCCAGACGCTTTATTTACGCGATTATCTTCACCAGACCATCTACCGCCATGCTGTTTATACCATTTAGAAGCCCATGCATTGGCATAGGCAGAAGGATAAACATCAAACTTGGCGCGGGCCGCGGCTTTTGCACGGGCCCAAAGACCGGAATTTTGAGGTTTAGCCGCCATGCTAACAATCCCACTTGCGCAGTGATTTGTTGATACGGCTATTTGGATCTGCAGCGGCGGCGGCGCCTGTCAGCTTCTTCTTCACGCCGGTCATCCGGGCGCAAAATGAAGAGCGACGAGAGGCGGCTTTATCACTTTTAGCTGCCTGTTCTTTCGATACAGGCGGCTTCAAGTTCATGCCTTCGCGTTTTGCCGAAGCGCGGCCCTTCGCATTGAGACCACCTTCTGGATTTTTACCAGCAGATCTTTGCCAAGCCGGCGTCTTCGCCATAACGAATCTCCTGAAGAGAGCGGGGGCCGTTAAGCCCCCGCGTCTTTATTAGTAAGGCTTCGGCGTAGCGCCACGCGGCGAGCCGCTGTGGGCCGACGAGAAGACGCCGCCGCCCGTAGCGCGAGCAGGCTTCTTGCCTTTCGCAGCTTCAGAGAAGACCTTGCCGCCCTTTTTCATGCAGCTACCGCCCTTTTTGAAGCCGTTGGTGCCGGATTTCGCCGACTTGACGACCGCCGGGCCGTCCTGACCTTCATAAAAACCCATGATGATCTCCTATTACGACGGGTTGACGGCCAGACCAGAGGTCGCGGCAGTCGGAGGAGCGTTATCGACATACGAGTTCGCAAGCGCGCCCGCATCGCCCCATTTCGTGGCGCCAACGGCCGTGCAGTTGTTGAACACAAGGCTACCGCCAGCGGCAGCATTGAGGTTCGCAACCGCGCTGATCGTCGTCGAGGTCGAGTCAACAGCGTTGTAGAACATGCACGCTTGGAACTTGTTCCAACGGTCAATCGCGCCAGCAGCCGAACCAAGGATCGCGACCGAATTGGCCGACGACGTCATGATCGGGAAGTCGCAATTGACGAACTTGTTGCGCGGCGTGGCCGAAGCAAACTCAAGGTTCGCGTTCGCGACCGTGCGCGTAACAGTGTCCTGACCGATGGTGCAGCCAACGAACGTGTTCTCGCCCGTGCCCATGACCTTCAGCGCGCGAGCGCCGGTGCCCTGAGCCGAAGCCGTGTCTTCGAAACCGCCGAACTGCACACTATCGTAATAGTTGCGGCCGCCGTTTTCGATCCACGTCACCTGCGAGGCGTTACCCGTCGAGAAGCCGGCAAAGACGGAGAAGTTCGCAAAGATACAGCCAGAGGCCGTAACATTGAACATATTGCCGCTGTTGCCGAACGTCGCAGCCGTGTAGGTGCCCGTCGGAGGCGCGAAACGAGCGCGATTCGAAACGCCGGTCGGCGCCGTCACGCCAATCAGATGCGTTGCGTTTTTCGCCCAAGTGATCGTGCCAGTCGTCGCAGACGACGTGACAGACTGAGCAAGAGCCGTCGACATGCGGGCAGTGCCGCTCGTCGAGCCATTGCCAATCAGAACGATGACATCGTTGTTGCCAGCGGTCGCAGCAGCATAAGCCGCATAGATCGTCTGGAAAGGCGTTTCCGGCGAGAGGCCGTCATACGCATCCGAACCAGCGGCCGGATCAACGAAGAAATAGGTGCCAGTCAGCGGCAGACCGCCGATGGTGCCGAGAACCGGAACACCAAAAGACGTAATGCCATTCGGGAAGTTAGTAAGGGCCATGTTGGCGCCTCCTTAGTTTAGAGAACGAACCGAAGGATGTCCCTGCGGGTCGGAGTGGTTATCAAGATAATCGGCAGCTTTTCGGAGGATCTTTTGATCATCTTTAAGCTTACCAATACCTGTATTGCAGTCTGAGCACAGCAATCCGCGTCCCTTCATAGTGCCCTCCGGTGTTCTTTTGAGAGATACACCGGAGGACTATTGCTGCCAATCTATTGTAGCTTAACGTAACCTATTGATTACGTTGGAGTGCTACCATAGATACTTCTCCAGTTATAATAGCCGAAGCTATAACGCTCGTAACCTTTAACCAGAAGGTTATCGGTCACAAAGTCGACCTGCATATCGGTCTCGAACTTAACGCGCTCCATGTAGGAGAGACCGTCAATGTTCGTGAGCAGGAACCAGCCACGCGAATTGGTCAAGAAGTCGTTGACCATGTAGCCTTCCGGCAGACCGCCGGCAGTCATCATGATGGCGTTGACGTCGTTGTTCGCGGTGCCGGGACGCAGTTCCGTCTTCGTCAGACGGATTGCAGTCGGCTCCAGAGCCGGCGGCACAACGAGACGACGACCACGCGCGAACACCTTCAGACCAGCCTGATCTTTGAAGTTCGTGCGGATGGCAATCATGCCGTTAAGCAGCGACGACTCGTTCAGGTCGACCTGAACCAGCGGCGTATTCGCAACCGTGCCACCGTCAATCGGATGGCTGTAGTTGAGAAGCGAAACGCCGTCGCCGCCGACAGACGCATTATACGTCGTCGCCGTGTTCAGGACGTTCGCGCCATAGATTTCCTTCGTCTGCTGGAAAGATTCCATCAGGCCAAGGTTCGACGGCATAAACTGTGTCTTATACAGGTTATCGTCGATGGCCTTACGAGTGATCGCATAACCAAGAGCAATTTCGACGTGCTCCTGATTATAGACGTAACGCTCGCCGGCGCTGTTATCGAACGCCGTCTGGCCGCCTTCAGTCTTCAGCTGGGCAAGACCCAAGAAGCGCATTTCCGCAGTGCGCTCAAGCGCCATTTTGGAATCATGCTTCGTAAAGATCTTGTCATACTGAGACGGGATCATCTCGTATTTGCCTTCGATCCCGCGGAGGCCGGGGAGCAGAAGGTCTTTAATGGCAGAGAGATTAACAGCCATAGTTGCCTACTCCCCTTAGCTGATGCCCGTCTGAGCGCCGTTAGCACGGGCCAGCGAGTCGTTGAACTGCACAATCACAAGATTGTAAGCAGCCGTAATGTCGGTGCCATTGGCGCCGGGCGGGTTAGCGACAACGTCGACAACGCGGAACGGGAGCGTAGCAGCCGTGCCGGGCGATTCGACATAGGCGCCAGAAATGCCGGAAGCGGCATTGCCCGAACCCATGTTGACGTCGATGTTCTGGCCGATCTTGTCGAAGCCGACATTCGTGCCGCCAGCCTGAACGAGGAACTTCGCGTTCGGGTCGTTGATGACATAAGCCTCAACGTCCTGCGAGGCGTCGCTGCCCGGCCAGTAGTTCGACCAAACGATGCGCTTCTGCGACGTCGAAAGGTATTTAACGCCAGCAAGAATGCCGGCCGTCGAGACCGTATTCGCGGGGTTATAAACCTGAATGTAGCCAGTCGCAGCGCCGGTGACGGGCTGAACGGGATCGCCGAAGTAAATCGGGGTAGTGTAGTCTTTATCAATGGTCATCGTGACCTGCTCATACGTCGGAGCGGATCCGGTGCCCTGATATTGACGGAATCCAAAGGGGCTGTTAGTGTTCGCCACGATGGTTCTCCTTCAAGGGGAGGCTCATCATCGCGCACCGGGGCGATATGGTAGCCGGGAAGTGTTTGCGCTCCACGCCGGGGGAGCAGTGCCTATTAGGCTGGTCGGATTATATACTTAATAAAGAGAAAATCAAATGCCTGTAAAAACTTCCGCTATTTCGTCTATTGAATGGATGAAAGATCAGCTTGATTATTGCCCCGTCACAGGGATTTTTAAGTGGAAGGTCAATAAAAAAGGCCATGTAAAAGCAGGCATGGAAGCCGGCGCAACTCACTCGAAAGGCTATAAAACAATTCGAGTGAATGGCGTTGATTACTTGGCGCATAGATTGGCATGGGCATTTTTTTACGGAAGCATATCTGAAAAAGAACAGATAGATCACATAAATTTAGATAGAAAAGACAATAGAATTTCAAATTTAAGAAAAGCTACTCATGAAGAAAATTGCAGAAATACAAGGTGCCGGGCTCATAATGTAAGCGGTCTAAAAGGTGCTCATTTAGATAAAAGAAACGGGAAATATAGAGCCCGCATATCAATTAAAGGCAAGCAATATTGGCTTGGATATTTTAAGACCCCAGAACTAGCCCATGCAGTATATTGCGATGTATCGCAAAAACTACATGGACTGTTCCATAGATCTTGACGACTATTCTTCCGGTATAGCCATCGCCTCGAACGACTTTTTGATAGACGGCTTAACGCGCGCATGGTCTCGCGTCATCGTGCCATCAGGCGTTCCGGCAATCTGCTGCTCCTTGTGGCGAACCTGATCACGCGCCTTTTTCAGTTCAATAAGCTTGCGCTCCTGAACGATTTCAGTCGGGCATTCCATCAGCATGAGACCCTTACGAAGGATCGTCTGTTCCGTCGTATTGTAGGGCATCATCTCAGGATGACGCGACGCCGGCACAGCAGACCAACCGTCACGCGCAAGTTGAACCTGATAGGCAGGATCTTCTTGGCCGTAGATCGAATGGCGCTTCCATTCATACGTCCAGCCATCCGGGATGGAGTCGGGATCGACATAGAAGTCATCCGTCCCATCATCCAGTTCGCCAAGATGCGCACGAAGTTCTTCGGCGCGCTTTTTGGCTCGTGCGCGAGGATCATCGTCCCGCAGGGAAGGGCGCAGAGGGC